CAGCCATTCCTAAAGCGCCCATTCCGCCACCTTGACCGCCAAAACCTCCGCCTTGACCGCCAAAAAGCCCACCAATACCGCCTTGCTGTGGTTGTGCATAAATAGGAGCACCTGTTGCTGGATCCGTGCCAATAATTTGTGGTCGATTATACAAGTCTGTACCAGCTTTATAAGTCGCAAGCTGTGCATCTATCGCTGCAACTCGTGCAGTATCACCAGAAGCAAGCGCAGCTTCTCTAGCAGCCTCTAAACTTCTTACAGCAGTTGAGCTGGGATCGGCGCCCATGATCCTTTCGAGAGGACCGCCACCAAATAAACCAGATCTGGTCGTTAAAGCACCTTTAATACCGGGAAAACCGCCAGCCGTACCGCCAGCAATCGATGAAAAACCGGGTACTCCTAGATTTGCAATACCACTCATCACAGAAGAGCCTATACTTCCTAGTGTGCTACCAAGACCGGGTGCTAGTTTGCTGATTCCACTGACAACTTTACCGCCTATGCCACCCAGTACACCACCCAATGCAGTTCCTACACCGGGTATAAAAGCAGCCACAGGAGCAACTTTCTTAACGACTTTGCCTATACCTTTGATTAGTTTCTTGAAAAAACCGTATTCTGGAAGTCCAGTCTGCGGATTAAGTGTCGCAATGCCTGATCCCACAACACGCTCTTCTGGCGTTATGTTGTATTCTTCAAACTTTCGTTCAAGCATTGCCTCAAGCTCTGGATCATCGTTGATGATCTGTGGTGGTACGATTGTGTCTCCAAACTCAGTGTGAACGAGAAATTGATCGTCTCCTGTGCCCATTTGCTCTATTTGTGAAGAAACTTGACCAAGTGGTGCCATCTCTCTCATTCGAGCGTTTTCAATCTCTTGCATGAGTTGAGCGCGTTCTTCTGGGGTTAATGAACTGGCTTGATTCAAAATTTCTAAATCTTTGTTTGAAATGGCACCTTTGGTTTCACGAGCCATTTCCATCATGCTACCCATTTGTATTGAATCAGTCGCACCTTTGCCACTAACACCCATTTGCATAGAGCCTCTTGGGGATCTTCGTCCCATGCCGAAATTTTCTATTCTTTGTTTTAATTCTTCGCTTATCGCCATATTCAGCTCGTAGTTACTGTAACGCTCCCTACACTCATTGTAGCACCTAAACCAGTAGGATATGTCTGATGACTATATAAATCTCTTAAACGAGTGCCATCAAACCCCTGATGGATGCTTCTTGTAGTATTAAATATTATCGCACCAGTTGCAAACTGTATAGTATCAATTTCTGTGTCGTTAAAACTAGGTATTTGCTCTGGATCGATTGCATTTAAGTTGATCTCAAGGATTCTTATCAAACGGTTGTATAGCTCTGGCGTGACCTCTCCATTGGCAAAAGGCAAACGAGTAGGCAGTATTTTGCTCATGCACCGCGCCTTCCAGAAGGCTGTATGTCAATGCGAGTGGAGCCTACACGCCATTTGTAATCTTTGCGATCCTGAGTATCATTGTCATCATCCGACTCGAAACGAAGCACGAACTGTCTGCCTCTGGCTCTAACAAAACTTTGATTTGTGGTTGTTTTTATTTGATTGGTTGAATTTGTTGTCAGACTTTCACCATTGAAATCACGGTTTTTCAACACGATATTCACAGCAGGATCAGGCGATGTGCCAGTTTGTGTCACAAATTTAACATCTGGAATAATTCTTTTGACAAAAGCTAAATTCTCACCGTCCTGCAAGTCAATATCTGCCGACTCTATATATACATTGTCCATTGGGCTTTCATCATCGTTAAATCCGTTCTCATGTTCATAAATATAATATGTGCTAGATGAAGCACCAGATGCTTGCGGTCTATTCTTTATGCCTGAGTCGAGCCATGCGTAACGAACCATAGAGCCTATAGACCAATTATTTTCTTGATAGTTGTACATCGCATATCTTGATATTTCTTTGGTGTCATCACTAATCGAAGGATAGAAAAACCAAACTTCAGAAAATTCTGCATTCAAAGCAACATGACACTTAAACGCTTGTGACTGGTCCAAATCTTGAAAAACATACTCTTGCACGCTACAGGACAGCTTTTGAACGGCACCGTTATAAAAGTAAAATCCCTGTTTGCTCATGTAAAAGACACCATTTGGTGCGTTCACAAATGCTTTTGGTCCGATTAGACCAGCGCCTTCATTGATTAAATTCAATGAAAATGTCAAAGGTGGTCCAATAAAGTTCATGCTGTAAATGCTAGTATCAGTCCATATTAGAACCTCTTGTCTGGACTTCATCCCACCGACAATCTCTGAACCAGATGATAGCCTCAGAGAACCTGCCGTGTTAGTGCTTGTAGGCTCAAATTCAAGAGGATCTTCTTGATCTGAAAAAGCAATTAACATTGGATCAACCGTGCCAGTTCTGGAACCGCCAGATAAAGCGTCAGCGCCTAAGACAATCAAATGTCTATCCGTTTCTGATGTAACAACCTGCAAACCAACCGTGGGTACTTTATTTGCGCCTGATACAGATGAAAGTTGCACAGCTCTTGTTCCAACACCATCGTTCTCGACCCATCTGTATATACCGCCACCGCGTACATTGATGATTAAATCTTCGCCAAAATTATCATGCGTCCATAATCTAAGCTGATTATTTGCTGATATAGAGCTCGTGGATCCAAAACCACCATCGCCCCAAGAATTAAGACCCCAGCCTGTGCCCTGCACATAATTATCCAGACCAACATTGATTTGATATGCCCCAACTGTGCTACCCCCACCACTCCCAGAATCACTAGAATTAGCAAAAACAGTGTTGTCAGATGTATCTTTTGCTTTCACCGTGTAACTATTGGCGTTAATAATCGTTACTATTTGATATTCTTGATTCAAAACAGCAGCAGTTATGTTACCGCCCAAAGTTGCTCCACTACTGAATGTAACAAAATCATTTTGTACTGCGCCATGAGAGGTATCGCTTACAGTAAGCGTTGCACACAAAACAGCATCAGAAGAACTGTGTGTTGCTGCTGTCGTGCTTTCTGCGCCCCTTGTTGCTCCAACTAAGTTATTACCAGATACAGCCCCATAATTAATTGTTTCGCTTCCTATCTGTATTGTTCCACTTGAAGGAAATCCTGTAGAACTTGTCAATGGAATAGTCTCATCAGTAGCAGAAATGTTAGAAGAAAGTGTATTTGCTTTTCCAGCAAAAGTTACATCTCCGCCAGATGTTGTTGATCTAATTGGAGTAACATCATTGTAAGAACCGCCCTCTTCGACATAGTATTTGAAAGTGGTTCCCAAACCCATGTATCGAGTACCGCCCAAAGAGATCCATTGATGTAACGCTCTACAAATGCCTAGAAAACTATTGGTCGAGTATTTGACCCAACCACCTATTTTTTCTACACGATTCTTTCTAAAACGGATGAGATTACCGTCAACCCAACCGCCTTCGTTTGAGTAATCGGTCTCTTCTTTGTTGATTCCTGCTTTAAATTCTACTTTAGATAGAGGCATAGTAAACTTCCTTACAAAAAGTCTACCATAAAACTCCTAGACTAAGCCAAGCGAATGATTGCGCCTGTAGCTGTAGCGCTAGGGAAAACAATAGTAAAGTCTCCAGCAGTCGATGTTTTATCGCCACCGAAGTCGATAGCACATATAGCTTTATTAGAGTTGGTTGAATTGTAGATCAAACAACCCCTAGCCGTGACTGTAGCTGTACCAAAAGTTAAATCTGCAAAATCACAGATTGCTGTGGTTCCAGAAGTTGTTGGTGTCACATTTGTCAATGTACCACCGCCAGCACTATAATTAGTACCACTTACTTCTTGTGAAGTTGAATACGCAGTAGTCGAAGCACCCATTGTTGCTGAACTTGTGTATAACGCTAATTTAATCGAATCAGCGCCATTGGTTAGATTGTGTCCTTCAACAAGAATCTCTTGTTTAAAACTTGTTGCTATTGCTGATGTTATTGCCATTATAGCTCCTTAATAATTCTAGCCATGTCTTCATGACCTTGACTAATTAGTAAATTCACCATAGTCACTTTATTAGATTCTATACTATGTTTCATGGCAAGCAAAATGATTTGATAAATATAATTCCTGTAAGCATTGGCTTGTTGTCTCACATGTTCTGGCGCATCTGCTGAAACATCACATATTTTTTTTGTTGCCTGCTCCGCCCAAAACTCTGGATCGTGCCCTTTGTTTTGTGTCGTATGGACGCTTACATTGCCCAGTTTTATGAAGCTATCGTTCATCCTTTGTACGGTTCTGGCGGTTTTTCATGTTGTACAATAGTGAGATTGTCTTTTTGCAAAGCACCCTCTACATCACTGACAGTGCCAACCACCCATTTGCCATCATGTGGTACAGCAACAAAAGGATCTGGTAAACGATGATAACCATAAAGTCTTTCATTCAATGGAACGGATGAATCCAGCACAGTGGATCTTGGGCTAACGCCAACTTCAACTCCGTTTTCAATCAATTTGCATAACCAAAATTCTACACATGCTCTCCCTGCTTCAGCAAAATGTAAATCAGTAGAATATGAAAAATCTATGCCAAATAGATCTATGGCTTTAACTTTATTCCAGTAAGCAAAACCGATTGCATAGGCAACAGTATTGTTAAAATACGCGCATTTCGCGTAATTTGTCACCTCATCTATCGGAAACAGTTTCGCAGATGGCACTCTCTCATCTAATTCACAGGTGTAAATTGGAATTTTTAAGCTCGGCAAAATTTTACGCATGACATCGGTTTGCCTGCCTGCGTCATCTGTATCTAAAAAACGACTTGCAGGATCCATCATAAACAGACGATCTAAGTTAAAAACTGCACCTGCGGAATTGATACCCCAGAGCTCATCCCATTCTTTGCTGTTTTCTAATGATATAACAAGGTCTATTTGCGAAATGCCAAGACCGATTATGGCAACCCTCTTGCCCTCTAAAGACTTTATTGGTTTCATTACGACACTCCGATTCGGAGGCTGTCGTATCTGTATTCGTCTTTGGTCTCTCGACCTTCACTTAGGTTTTTCATTCTAGCCACGCTCTCTTTAAATCTTGCTTCAAACTGAGCAATGACATCTGGTGGCTCTTTGAGGAAGATTGCACCTTCTACTAACGCACCATATAACAATGCGTCTGAATAATCTTCCGACAAAACCGTTGTTCCACTGTCACTACCACTTGTTATAGAAGTCGGTTTATGTAAGTAATGTAATTCTACAGTAAAGTTTGCGTTTGGTACAGGTGCCAACGCAAAAGAACTCTGGCTGTAAATTGAATAATATTTAGGTTGTCCAGTCACAGTTGTTGTTGGACTGTACTCTTTCAAAAATGATGCGTGTTTTAAATCAAGGTATGTGTATGTACTACTGTTTATAATCGCAAGACTCATAGGTGCCAGAAAATCATTCGGAACGGCAAGAAAACGATTACCAGATTCCGTAGTACCTTGTACATTTTTCCTCTGTTCTGGTAGCTGTACGAGCTGAAATATGCGATCTTCAGACTCAGTAATGATAGTGGGCAACTGAGTAACAAAAGTGCTCTCAGTGCATTCTAAGTAGTCCTGTACTGCTGTTTTTAGTGTCGAATATGTAAAACTCATACTGTTACCGTCACGCTCCCAACGCTTACACCTATTTCAAATGTCGTAAGTTGTTTACCTAGTTTACCTAAGCCTACATTCGTGTAAACCACAAAAAAATTGTTGTCATCGTCCGTATCTGGTCTTGGATCGTTGAGCGCTTCGCTGTCTACTGGAGCAGGTCTTGGCTCTAACTGTGGGTGTTTTGGACTCCATTGATCTGGTCCGACCAATAAACCATCCCAAGTTTTCTTCATATCTCTGAGATTGTAACGAAATCCAGTAATATCGCAGATGCCGTATGCTTTATTGCCTTTTGCGTATGTAGCCATTATGGATTTGTGTAACTTCTCAAGTCTGGCATGATTCGATAAGAAGCTCGCTCCTCATCTTGATCCAACGCTCTTTGGAACTCTTCATCGTACATTTGTTTGAGCATCATAGTGCGTTCTGGCGCCCTTTTGATAGATATATAATACGCCAATCCAGCAGCAAGACACGGATAAAATCTGTAAGGCATTTCCAAAGTGTTTGCGCCTTCGTCCGCATCATCCATTCTGGTTAGTACATTCATGTAAACCGTGTACTCGCTTGATTTATCTGGCGCAGGATAAACCGTGATCGTAGGCGATAATTGTTTATCTATCAAAAACTGATTCGGTTTTCCTGTTTGACTTTTTTTTGGATATGCGGAGTATTGTGACCGACTAATACGAGTCATCGGTAAATCGGTCACTTCACTGTTTACTGTTTCACGAACAAAAGCATCAAGAACATCAATCGGTGCAGTGGCATTTGTAGAATCAATGTTATATACAGTCGTATCTTTTACCATTGCAACTGTTTTTTGTGCAATAGTCCATTGATTTAGACCACGATTCGCCCATTCAGCGAGCATGAGATTGAGGCTTCTACGCGCTGTTTTAAGATCATATCCAGTTCTTAACTCGATACCACAGCGCTCAAAAGCCTCTTCTACAAACTCTCCTACATCTGGCGCGAAGTTTTTACTTCCTGATGTTGCCATTTACTTTAATCGTATTTTTTTATCAGTTCCAAGATAATGCTATAAGAATCGCCATCGCTGTGTCCGACAGTTGTAAAATCTATGTCTCCAGTTTTTCCTGACCCAGCGTTGTTGGGTACACCAGAAAAACGGTCATAGTATTCATCACCTGTTGAATCGGCTGGTAGGTGCATTAGCAAAACATTAGAAGTTGCGTCAAATTCCATCTTGACGCTCATGCCTACAGTCGCCCAGTATATTCTAGCTATACTGACCTCTGTGCATGTTTGACCTCTGGAATTTGTTGCCAATGCCGATACATCAACCTTTTTCACGGCAGATTCACCAGTGCCATCGCTGGCATTGGTGAACTTTAAGATCGCTCTTTTCTCACCATCTTGTATAGTCTGAGAGGTGACTGCATCTGCCATAACTTACTCCTTACAGCTCTGTGACTGCTGTACGCTCTTTCATTGCTCCAACATAATCAACTGTCAAAGTTTTAGCAGCAGCAGCACCGTTTTGTATGCCAAATGAAACAGTCAATTCTTCATCGTCTGGAGCATTTGTGCTTACAACTGTACCAGCCAGAACATTGTTTTGGAAAACATGGAACTTTTGATCTTTAGGGTCGTAAACGAAGCCCAGAGTCATGAAAGTATCGTCTGCCAATGAGTTAGGCAAAGACAGAGTAGACTGTGTACTGTCTTTTTCAACTATGAAGCTGATTGTTGCAGCGCCATCTTCTTTCAAAAAGAAAATGCCGTCTGTCACATCCAAAGGTGTCGTATCAGTCAACTGTAGTCCAGCTACAATGTCTGATTGCGTAGCATCACTCGTTTTAAATCTGATGTTGAACGCTAACTGTTTTCCAGTTTCGTACTTGAAACCTTCTTTGACCAGTTGAAAAAAATCATGGTCGTTATCAGCATCATCGTTGGTAATCAACAACAAACCTCCGTCACCGTCAGTCAAGGCTTCGCTGGCGTTACCAGAGCCACCTTCTGTTGTTGTGATTGTCCAGTCAGACGCGAGATAAGTATCAAAATCATTGAAGTATGAGTGATACTTGTGTGGTGCAGGAGCCTTTACTTTACCTAATGTTGAATCAGCTCCAACATTGGTAACTCCTGATGTAAAGTGTGTAGTCATGATAAACAGCCCTCCATATTATAAGTGCCAGCAAACCACCCCATGTGGTTTACCATCTATATGACTATTCAACTATAGCACAAAAGTAAAGGGTGTCTCTAAGAAATTAGTTTAGGACGAATCAATTTAGTAGATTTGTAAACAACTTTGCCATCGCCCTCATAATGAACGAGCTTTTTACCAAAGTGCATATCGTATTCTTCAGTCGGATCAAAAGAATTATGTGCCTTGACTGTGGCAACAAACTCGATCATGTCATATATTTTGTAATCATCAACAATCGCTCTATTAAAAGCTGTGGTGCATGATCCAAATGTTTTAAGTTTCTCGCCTTCCTCTGTAATATAATGTGTCGAGATTGAAGTACCAAAATCAGTTTTCCAATGATCTATTTTTACAATCATTGCTTTGACATTTACTTTATCACCAATATTTGCAAAATGTTTGTTGCGATCTTCAAACACATCTTTGCAGTGTGGTTTGCAAAGATCTGACAATCTTTTGTGTACTTCGCTTTTGTATTCAGTCAAACCTGCAAAATATCGAATATTTTTCATTGGCATCTCTTCGATCTTAATATCTCTCCAATAACCGATTGGATTAATGCCTTCATCAAGTTTTTTGTGTGCTTCGATTGTCCACTTTGCAAGATTTCTTTTTCTTGCAATTCCATATTTGATTCCAGCCGATATTTCCTCTAAGATTCTAATTCGCTCAACTTCTTCTGAGCTTCTGCGTTTAATTTTGTATAAATTAGATGTTGCGCCGTCTGTTTTTAGATCTGGTTTTCGTTCATCATTTGAATGTTTTGTGTCGATATAGTCTTTTGCCTTTTTAATTGCTAAATCAGAATCAACACAAAGAGTCTTAATGTATTCATCTTCTTCTTGTATGCGACCACCAAGAGCCCCTAAATCAACCCAAAACTTTCTGTAGCAACGCAAAGTGTATAGATTGTTTCCTCTTCCAGTGGATATGTAATAAGTAATCATCAATTATTATTATACATATTTTGTACAAATGTACAATTATTTATACAAGATAATTTAAGTTATTTTTACCATAAAAAAAGGGCTCCGAAGAGCCCTTTCATTGTAATACTGAGTAATAAAGTGTATTACGACTTCAATTAAGCGCCTTGAGAACCATAAATTCCACGCCAGTTAGAGAAACCAAAGCTATATCTTTCTCTAGCTTTGTATCTAATGTTGCCAGTAGAAAAATCTGGCTCCATAGAAGTTTCCATACCTGTTCTTTGGAACATTTTAAGTCCTTCGCCTTGATCTGTAACAGAAGTTAAGAGAAAGAAAGCGTCAGGATCAGTTAGATAATGATTCACAGTGTATCCACCGGGTAGAACTCCAGTGTTTTTGATAGCATTGATGTCATTATCTGCTGTGCCGACTCTTTGTGGACTGTTCATTATTCTGTCTGCAATGAAAACGAGCTGTGGTGGTACCACGAGCTTGGATCCTTGCACACTGATAGTCAGTCCGCGATCATCTGTAAATGTTGCAATGTCGATCAATGCGTCTTCTAACGAAGTTTCGTTAAGATCAGCCATAGTGGTTGCTCTGTTAGCAGCAGTGCCACCGCCAGCTAGAGGGTGTGCAGTGTTAATCAGAGATACACCGTCACCACCAGTAAAGCTGGAGCTGAACGCATTGTTTAGGACATTTGCACCTTTTACTTCTTTGGTGTTAGCCATAGATCGTGCGAGTGCTTTTGTATATCGTTTGCCTAAAGAATCATATAAATTATCCTCGACCGCTTCTTCTGTAAGTGCAAAAGCCAACGCAATCGTATCATGCGTGTATCTTGCAGTGTAGCTTTCAGAAGCATTGTCGTAGACAACGCCTTGACCTTCAGATTTTGTTGGTGCAGAACCAAAACCTACGATTAAAACTTCTTCCTCGAAAGCTCTTTGTGAGTCCTCGATTGAGAAGATCTCGGTATATTCTTGGTCGTATGTATCATACTCCATTCCGAATAACGCGTTTAATCCGGGTTCGAGTTCAGCAGCTAGTTGTGCTCTTGAAATTGCCATAACTAATTTACCTCACTTATGCTAAACCAGCACCTTTCTGCCCCATGATGTGGTTTTGAATCACACATAGAACATTGGTGTTGGCGGATGCAACATCCGAATTATCAGGATCTTCAGAAATATCAATCGCTTTGAGTGGCAATGTAGCGGTGGTAGCACCAGTCGTTACATCGAGCTCAAGGTTTGATCTTCCAGATTTTGTGTCACCGACAGGTGATCCGTCCACAATGTCAAAGTTTCCGAACAAATCTGCGACAGGAAAAGTGTCATCAGCTTGTACTTCGAAAACAACATCAGGGTCGTCAATCACACTGGCGATTATATCGCTGGCTGAAATACTACCGGGGTAGTAATTTTTAAAGACTTGTTCGCCTGTAGTTGGGTCAGTATATGAAACACCGTTAAACACACCAACAATAGGTACAGTACCAGAAGCAGCGTGTCTACCAATAACACCAGCAGTGAGTTGTGTAACCAAATCACCTTGGTATATTGGAGTAGTCGCACCGCTTGCAATTCTATATCTGGATTGTCCTCCAGTATAGGCACCGCCACCCATCATTCGAACAGGTCTACAACCAAAAGCAGCATCATTATTTGCCATGTTTGTCTCCCGTAATAATTACGATTTATTTTTTACCAAAAGTTACTTGGGACTCTCTTTTGGAATCGTACTTGACATAGCGACTGTCTTTTGCTGATTCGTTAAACATAGTGTTGTCTAGCGCTTCGTTGGCTTGACGGTTTTTACCTTCGTAATATTCGCGTCTTTCCTTAACAGTCTCCTTTGGTATTTTTGCCAAAATGAGTCCTTCGTTGTGTACAACGCCAGCAAATCTGCCTTTTTCTTTTGCAGGAAAATCGAAACCTTCAGGTAGTTCGGTTGCTTGTACAAGCTCCCATCCCTCACGAAGTCTATAACTTACATTGTTCGTATCTTCCTGTCCAAGAAATGACTCTCTGATCCATCGGTACTCATAACCCTCTGGGGCAGGTGGAGTCTCTAGCTTTCTTACTGGACGCCAAGGTTGTCTACGAGCCTGTTTATCGTGTGTCTCGGATTCACGCGTGTGTCTTACGCTGTTTTCATTCTCTGTCATTATATCGTCTCCCTACGAGTAGTTGCTTTCACTTTCTCTTTGGCAACCCTTTTCAACCAATCTTCTTCAGACATGTTGTAAGGCTTTAAACCACGAAGACGCTTTATTTCAGAAGGTGTAAACTCAACGCCATTTCTGTTGCCTTGTGTTTTTTTCCGACTTCCAACGGAAGCAGATGTGACTCTTTGCACAGTGGGTCTATCATCTCTTTCTTCGGCATTACTATCATTATCCAAATCTGGATAAACTTTGTAAACTCTTTTATTCAATTCTTCATAATAATCATTGCTGTCAGCTTCAAAACCTTCATTTATAAGGTTGACATGCGTGTAATAAGCAAACTGACTTGCTTCGACATTGTGATTTTCTTTAGCGCCATCTCCATACCAAGGATTTTTACCTTGCCATTCTAACGCCTCTCTGCTTGGCTCTGGTGCTTTTTGTTGCACCTGCTGTGGCTGTTGTGTATAGGCTTGTTGTGTTTCCACTGGTTGTTGTTGCTGCCTATTTTTTGCAACTCTAAGTTTTTCTTTTTGTATCGCTAGATCACTCTTCAAGCTGTCAGCTTTTGACATCAGTTCAGCATCACCAGACTCGACTGCTCGTTTGTATATGTCATTCGCTTGCTGTTCTTTCGCCTCAATAGACTGCTCTTCAGCGATTAAATTTTGTGATTGAAGTGTTGTGGCATGTTGCTTCAGAGCGCTGTTTTCAGTTTGCACTCTTTGCAACTGTTCCATTGCTTGTTGTGCTCTTTCTTCAGCTTCTCTTATTTGTTGATTCTTTTTATTGATGCGCCTCGACACATTTTTTGTGTATTTATCAAGCTCATCATCAGTATCAACATTCTTTTGTGCAACTTGCTCTTCTTGAGGTTCGTCAACAATCTCTATATTGACTTCCTCTTCTTGTCTTTCAATATTTTGTTCTTCCATTATAAACTCACTATATCATCTGGATTCAGTATTGTCGCTATGACTTCATCATCATTGATAATTCTAACTTCAGCACCATCTTCCAGTTTGAACCTTGCCCCAGCATATCTTCCGATCAATACCCATTGACCTTCTTCACACCATGGGGAACCATATTTATCCTCGCTATAAGCCAAAGGTCCACATTTCACAACATAAGCAACCACTGTTGCAAGTTGTTCTTTATCGAGTGTCTCTTGGGTTAAAGCGATGCCACCTTTAGTCATGCCTCTGCCACGATAAGGCAATACTAAAATTCTCCAGCCTGTTGGTTGAGGCATCCTTTCCAACACGCTTTTATCTAAATTTTCTGGTTTGAGTACCACTTCGTCTGGATCGACATAAGCGGATGCAAGTTCTACTTTTGTATTCATTTTTCCGAATTAAAATAAGTTTTTATAAAATCTTGTATATAATACAACGCTTCCAACTTGCCTTGCAAGTATTTATGATGCTCCATATCACGGAGAGATCCACTCATGTAGGTTTCTTGCACTTGCTCCAACGATTTATCAATCTCTCTTTGGAGCTTTTCAGCCAAATGTATTGGATCCATTAGGATTTTTTCTTCTTGGCTTTTTTCTTAGCTGGTGCTTTTTTCTTAGCTGGCGCTTTTTTCTTAGCTGGTGCTTTCTTTTTAGCTACTGCTTTTTTCTTGGGCTCTTCTTCTGTGGGTGAGCCATTGGCATCGTAACCAGCTTCAATCTTAGCCATTTTTTTGGCTATTCTAGCCATATTTTCAGCATGGGCTTTCGCCTCTTCTGCGTTTTTTTCCATAAGCTCTGCAAGTTCTCTTTCTCTTTCGATTTTCTTTTGCTTCTTTAGCTCATCGACAGCTTCTTTTTTATATGATGTCGTCACTTAGTTTCTCCTAAATTTTTGCTCTAATTCTAAAAGTTTTAAATTCGCTTGTTGCTGTAACCTATCAAGCCCTAATTGTAGCTTATCATCTGCAATAGCTTTTTGCACATCCAACCTTTGCTGTTGTATTTGTGCGTCTACCATTTTGTCTTGTGTTTTTTGTTCTTGTTTGACAGCAAACTGTTCTTGCTCCATATCGAGCTCTTTATCTCTGAGTTCTAGTTCCTGCTGTCTTATAGCAACCAGAGGATCGCCAGAATCACCAGTTTGTATGGAAGACAAGAATTGATTTGTAAGCTCTGCCATGAACGGAGCGCTCATTTGATCGATTAACATTTGTAGCTCCTGTGCAATCATCTGTGCCTCTTCTGGTGAGACTTGTTGCATTTGCATTTGTAGCATACCGATTCTTTCTTGCAACTCTGGTGGCATTTGTTGTTCTGCCAACTGTGATGCTAAGAATTGCAAATGTTGCATTACATGACTAATAATCATGGCTTGCAGTTGTGGGTTTTCTTGGACCACCTTTGTCATAAACAAACTTTGATGTGTTGCAATGTGTGCCTCATGATTTTGTTGAACAAAAGCCTGTGCTGGCTGTCCCATTAAAAAACCACTGTTTTCGAGACCTGCATCTATAGGTTTAGGCGTCATATCTGGTGGTGGTTGCAACAACGATTCAATATTATCTATTCCCAAAGCAGAATACATGCGTTTGTATGCCTCATAAATACCCAAAGGACCATGAACATCAGGGGCAGACTGAACCATTTGTAATAATTCTTGTGCCATCGTAATTCTTTGACTTTGTGAAAATATATTCGGATCGCTAATCGGTATGATGTCTACACGATCATCGAAGTCTTGTACTTTGATTTCTTTCGGACCAGAACCAGTTTCATAGTCATAATTCGGTGGCAGGTAATCCGCAAAAACATCTGCCATCAATCTAAATTCCATTCTTTGTGCGTAATGTAGGCGTTTATGAATCGCTGACATTACTTTTGTACCACGCTCTAAAAGTGCGACTGTCGTGCCGACTGGCATAGCTTGATTCATATCACCAACATTCATATCTGCTATTGCTGCAAATCTTTTACCAGAATCGACCAGAATACCAAGCAGTTGCATCAATACATTGCTTGGTTCTTTGATAGGCAGTGGTATTAAGTTTTCTCTGAGTGATCCACCAGTGGTGTCTATATCACGGAACTCACCGGGTTGGAGAGGGTCTGCCTCATCTCTTATCCTCATGCCCCTTGCCTTGAAACCAGCAGGCAAGTTGGCAAGAGTCCCAGCATCAATAAGTTGTCTCAGTATAGATGTTGATGCTTTTGAGAGACCGCCAATCATGTGAGACAGACCCAAACCGTAAAATCCTAGACCGGGTAGAAATTTGTATTGCACGAAGTAATCTATCTTGTCTTTTCTCGGATCGTCAGGCAGATAGTTTCTTCTAATCGCTAATACTTTATTGGCTTTTTCGTCTATGGTTACGATGTATGGTAGTTTCAACCCTGTAACTTCACCGTTTTCATCGACATCTTCAAAGCCTTCCAAATCAAGTATGGTGTGTATTTCATAGATGGTTCTGCTTCTGTCTTCCGCGTAGTTCGGTTTTACGCCTTGTATTTCATCAATTTCATCTTCTATCTCATCTGAATCATAATATGCGTCATCAGGAATCTCGACATCTGCATAGAAACCAGAAAGCTGTTGCTTCCTGATTTCATTCTTTGACATGTTTATTACATGTGTAATTCTCTCTGCGCTGTGCAAATCAGGCGCCTCATAAGGAACAATCAAGTCCTCTGGCGGTATAAATTTACTGACTGCGCGACCCAAGACGAAATCAAAATAAACTTTTTTGAACGCTGAACCAGCCAATGGTAAGTAAAATAACAACTGATCTAGCTCAGGGTCGTATTCTTGCATTACATTCATAATGTAATAATTCATAAACTCTTGCACACGCTCTGCTTGTGATTCTGTTTCAGCCGTTCTCGTTCCAATAATTTGTGTTTTTACTGGACCTTTAGCTGGTAAAAGCTCTTTGTAGCTTTGTGCTTGGAATTGAGTTACGGCTTCTGCCAAAATAGGATGAATTACGCCAGAGCTACCCTCAAAAGGTTGTGACCGACTTTCATCGAACTTCATGCCCAAATACTTCAAGCCATCGATGTAGGTCTTTTCCCATTCAGATCTTGACTCCAGATCATTTTTTACAGAATCGCATAAGTCAGTAGAAAGCCTCATGAGGGTGTCATTGTCTAATGTTTCTGCTAAATTGGAGTTAAAATCGCTCTCGACTATTTCTTCGAGTGCTGTTATTTCATCATCAATTAAAACGCCTTCGTCAGTCACCAAAACTGACATCGCTTCATCCAACTGTTCTTGTCTGGATTTCTCTGGTACGACCTCTATAGTTCCGCCTGTTTCAATAATGTCAGGATCGGTTTCTGTTCCAAGTTTATTTTCGACTGCCATAATAAATTATATTTATACCTTATTTCTCGTTAATAATATACCGTTCTGTTTTTTCTCATCAGTTTGATCTCGTCCTGATAATCGCTGTTGAGGCTCAAAAAACCGCCCTGTCTGAAACGCATCAATGCCATAGTCATGGAGTCAACATAGTCGTCATAATCACCGTATGGGAAAGAAGCAGCTTCTTCGATAACTTCTTCTGCGAATGTTTCATCAGGAGCCCAAACCATGCCTGATTCGAATATTGGTGCAACACTGTTCATTCTTGCGACCTTATCTTGTCCACGGCTTGGTGTGTATGCTGTTACAGGTATTCCCATCCTTCTAAGCTCATGAGTTAAAGGAGTTCCTGATGCTTTAGCCTCTATCAAAATACAATCTGGCTCCCAGTATTTGTACTCTTCCCAAGCTACTTTCTTCAACTCTGGGAAATCAACGCGCATACGCTTTGCATCCAATAAAATAATATTTTGTGAACCATCGTCTTCGTTCTCAAAGACAGCCCATGTTGTGATTGCAGAGTAATCTGCTGTTTCTTTTTTAGAAAACGCAGTATCGTAACTTTGAATGATGTAATTATATGGCGGTACTGCTTCTTCATGCCATTTGTTCCACCACTCTCTTTTAACAATAGATCCTTCTTCTGCTGTTGGGTTCTGCATCCACTGTGCGTTCCACTTAGATATTGGCAGTGATGCTTTCACGCTCAAAAGCTCTTCTTTTTTCCAGAATCCGCCCCATAATGGCGTGTCTGACTCAGGCATTATCGCAGGAAACTCAATCATCTCCCATTGATCTGCGTGTTCATCTGCTTGTTTTTTTAAAAGATTGCCGACCAAATCTTTTGTGCTCCATCTAGTCATTACGATAATGATTGTTCCACCGGGTTGTAAACGCTGTCTTGGTCCTGATGTGTACCAATCGTAGGCAGACTCTAAGGCTTTTGGCGACAAAGCATCTTGCTCTGAATGTGGGTCATCAATAATCAATAAATCCGCACCACGACCTGTTATCGCACCACCAACACCAGCATAAAACGATTCACCTTCTTGATTGGTTGTCCATCGTCCAGCAGATTTATTGTCCGCTTGTAATTGTAGCTCTGGGAAAATATGTTGAAATTCTTGGCTGTCAATCAGGTTTCTTACTTTACGACCAAACCTCACAGCTAACTCTGCGGTATGTGTACATTGGATAATTTTTAGATGACCATTTAGCCCCATCATCCATGCTGGAAAGTATGTTGATGCAAACTCTGACTTTGTATGTCTTGGAGGCAAGCATACGATCAACCTTTTCAATTCACCTGTGGCAATTCTATTAAATTTTTCCGCAATTATTTTGTGATGCCTTCCTTCTATAAAACCGCCCCACATGTGTTTCACAAAACTCAAAAAATCTGTTTTGCATTTTTCTTGTGCGTCCATCTGCTCATATCTTGATAGAAGAGCAATCGCTTCGCTTTTATCTTGTTCAGATAAGATATCGAGATCTTTTATGGTTACATTTTCCATATCAGCGAGCTGGATAGCAAGGTAGTGACATATTGGTGATTCTATCCAGCTCTAAATGTCGTATAACGACACCTAGATAAAGTATAGAGGATTTTAGAGAACACATTTACCTTTTTACCAAGCTACCACCGAAATACATGCCGATGATTGCAGAAACTAAATTTGTGTCTAATTGTGTAATAACTAAACCTTGAAAAGTGACCCATTCAAATACTTCTCTACCTTCTCTAAAAAACATAAAACCGGGTAGCCAATTTGTATACCCAACTGTCACATCGACAGTTGGATAGAATACAGCCACAAGTTTTGGCAATAAAACGATTGCAAATATCGCAGTCAGGGCAATAATCCTTCTTGTCCAAGCAAAACCTTTGTCTTTTAATCCATGATCGAGAGATTGTTTTTTTGCTTTCATTTCAAACTCGCCTCTGGTAATCAACAATTTTTGCTCCTCAGCTTTTGCTTTTCTGCTTTGTGACCAGATACTAAGAAGACTACTCAATAGAGTAGATCCGAGCATTGTGATAATCTCGAAGGGAAAGCCCATAAATTTAAGCCTTACTTGTCCTTTGGTTTGACTGCGACAGTTATGTAGGCTTCGTTTTCGTCATCTGTTGACTTATCATCTGCTACATAAGTACCATCTTCATTTCTAGCTCTGACTTTTTTTGCTTCATAACCTAGAAATGTAATCTTAAACCAATCTGTCAATCCATATTTCATAACTTACTCCTTATTCTTTAGCGTCTTTTTTATGTGTGCCTGCATACAATCCGAACCAAGCTGCCCCACTACCAACAACAATAGAGATCAAGCCTGATTGTTCGAAGGTTGGGTCTGGCAAATCCATAAACCACATGACAGTGTAATACAAAAGATACATATATATACCAAGAAACGCTCTTGGGATTATCCTCCATGCATCGACTGCTTCTGCTACAAATATAAACTTTTGATATGGGTTGTCGTTTTTCTCGTCTTCGAGCTCTCTTATTCGATCTTTTAATTCTGATTTTTCTTGAAGCAAAGCCATAAATTTGTTGAGGTCGATCTCGACTTCGTTTCGGCTGAGGTCGCCACCAAATCTAGGACTTCCGTAATGCTCTTCTTCACTCATTTTTTTTACCTTTTTTTACCTTTGTGCAAACCATGTCGTGCGTGTTGCTTGCCTTTTTTGGTTGCTGCTCTTTTCTTTCTGTTTGCTGATGCTAATTTTTTTCTGCCTTTTGCAGTAGATTTAAGTTTTTTTATGGTCTTCGCTGGCGCATAAACCTCACCAGTTTCAGATGATTTTTTACCACTAGGTGTACGCCATTTCTGTTTTGTCCAGCGCTTCAGTGATCTTTGTGATTTTTTCAAAGCCATAACTATTCCTCATATAGATTATCAAATGTGATAGATGGGTCAAGGTAGCTTTCATGCTGTTCGGCTGAATGTTTCCATTGAGATGGTTTAAAATCAGGCGCTCCTTCGCCTGTGACCCAAAGAGCAGGACTTGTGGCTCTGACCCTATTATTTGGCAAAGCAACTAAATTACCACGCAACTCGCAGTCTTCAGTGATGTACAAGACATGTGACTGTTTGTGTTGTGCTGAATCATCTGCAATATCAGAATTTGTATAATCGACTGTAAATAAATATTGTCCAGTGTAAAACTCGCCATCTATTTTGCAAAGCCATGGTGAAGAGCTGACTCTATCCAATACGACTACCGCATGATCTCTTGACTCGCAATCCCAAGGCTGTGCAATGTGATCTTGCATGGGCTCTGGGAAATCTTCCATAGGAATATCAGCAACCATGGCTTGTATCGGTAATCTTGCCCACATTGCTCCACCATGTACATTTGGCTCATCGTTGTCCTCACAATCAGACTCACATCCTGTAAAGACTACATGAAAACTTAGTGAACGATCTGGAACAGTATTTACTGCTATAGCCAATGCGTGAAGATACTCATCATGATATGATTCATGGTTATGAGTAAACTCTCTTCTGACCCAACACTTGAAGTGTGGGATGTTGCTAATCAAATATGCCACTACCTGTTAAAAAAATTATCTTTTTTTGTTTCTTTTCATCATGGATCCGCCTTTAGACTTTTTCATGATTCTTCCACCTTTAGACTTTTTCATGATTCTACCGCCTTTAGACTTTTTCATGATTCTTCCGCCTTTAGACTTTTTCGCACCACCACGCTTAATCGTTGGGATTTTTATTCTCATGTTTTTCATAACTTCTCGATTATAGATTAGTTTCTATATCCACCACCAGCTTTTTTATACGCTTTTGCAAGCATTTGCGCTTTTCTTGCAGACCATTGCCCAGCTTTACCGCCTTTTGTTCCAGCTTTAATCTTGTTAAATAACCTCTTACGCATGGTCGGCTTGGTGTAGTTTCCAGCTTTGTTTACTGTGGACTTGCTCTTTGTTTTCCTTTTTGTTGCGCTACCGCCTTTTTTTAACTTAATTGATTGTAAAGTTTTCGCTTGTTTGGCGTGTGTTTTGCTGGCTTTCTTCAAACCTTTTACAACTTTTTTTAGTTTAGCTTTGGTCTTGTTGCTTTTAATTGTTCTTTTTCGCATATTCAATCCTCTGTTTACCATTTTTCACGATTTGCCCAGTAAGCTGCTGACATCTTGCCTCTTTTGATATTTTTGGCATGTCTTGCTTTGAAAGATTTTCTTCTTGCTTTTTGTTTCTTTGACTCACCTTTTTTCGGTTTGCCTGCTGTTTTTACGCCCTGCTGACCAAATCTTATGGTTTTTATTTTGTCGCCTTCTTTTGCAACAACTACATGAGATTTGGTTGGATGCTTGGGTGTGCGCTTAGGTTTGTTGTAACCACTGACACCAACTCTAGCTAGTCTTGGATCTTTTTTGCTTTTTCTTTTTTTTGTTGCCACAGATCAATATTAGTTTGCTAGTGGATTGTCATTTTTATTTTTTAAGCTCTGCACATCATCATACATAGAGTCAATACTTGAGTTAATACCTGCGATGCTTGTTTGGATTGCAACAATGTCATTTTTGATTGGACTTAAATCCTGTGTTTCGACATTTAAAGATTTGATTTGCTCACCAACTGCAACAACATTCTTGTCGAGTGCTGTAACTTGATCTGCCAAAGCATCTATTTCATTAATATAACGAGTCATTTTTGACTCAAGGTTTTCTATACGGTTTACATAAGTTGCGCCTGTATAACCGAATCCAGCCAATGTTGAAACTATCCCAGCTAAAGCAATGAGCTGTGTTGTTTTATTTTGGAACCAATCCATATTCACTCCTATAAATTTGGTTGCATGTTTATCAAGCCATTCATATCATTCAAGCTCTTACCGTACAAACCGACAAAAGCGCTGTTGTTGTCTGGCAATAATACATTAGCATAAATATCTTTTGGTTCATACCAAGTGTCTTGCTCAGGTATGCTTGTCTGAAGATAGCCATCAAAGCCTTGCACAAAGCCCATGTATGCAATTAATTGTGTTTCGTCTGCATACTCACCAGTTTCTTGTTGCTGTTGTTCTAGCTCTTCTTTTTGTTCTTGCATGTTTTGTGCAACGATTTGTTCTGCTATTACATCTGCATCTGACTGTCCTGATGTATCGCTACCGCTTATACTATTGTCAATGCTGTTGTCAGACCCACTTCCTGTGTTGCTGGAAACGCTACTGTTCGTATTTGCCACTGTGGTAGTTGTGGAAGATCCACCATCTGTTGTTGCTTGCGTGTCTGTTGCGCCACCGATTGCTGTGTTTTGCGAAACCATTGTACTTCCAACACTGCTGTCGGCACTAAACGAACTAAGCACTTGTTGAGTCTGCATTGCAGAACTTGCAACTTGAGCTGAGATGCTAGGCGAATTACTGGTGCTTATACCGCCTCCTGATGCTGAACTAGCTACTGCTGTGCTAGTGGGGTTAGAAACGCCACCAGAAGCCACAGAAGACGCGTAGGAGCCTCCTGATGAAATAGATGTACCAGTAGACTGCGCAGAGGTTCCAGCAGTTGTACCGCTTACGCTGTTGCTCGCTGCCCTAATTGTGTTAGCAACGACATTTAATTGTTCTGCTCTTTTGTTGCTTTTCTTCTCTTCATCCTGCGCGACAACAAGCTCGACAGTTTCTTCTCTGTCTTGGCTCTCTTCTTCAACTGTCTCCGAATCCTCCAAGTCTCCATCTTCAGCAACAGACAAATCAGCAAGTTCTTCGAGTATTTCTTCTGTTTCTTCTTCAAACCATTCCTCCAGTTCTTCTATGGTTTCAAACTCTAAATATTCTATTGTTTCTTCATCAATAAAATTTTCTATCAATTCTTCATGTTCAAAATGATCCATTAAAACATCATCAAGTAAAGGCAAGTCATGATTTGTTTGTCTAAACTCATCTACGATCAAAATTTCTTCATATATCTCTTCGATATATAATTCTTCTTCGATATAACTTAATGTAATTAGCTCTTGTTCTGGTGTTAAATCAAATTCTTCAATGTAAGGATCGAAATATTCTTCTTCAAAGAATAGTGTTTCTTCAAAATATAACTCTTCTTCATAAAAATCTATCCCTTGTAGCTCAGTAATATATACAGGGTCCTCTTCAAAGAAATAAATTTCTTCTTCATAGGGATCATAATATCCATACTGATCTTCTTCAAAGCTGTCATAGCCGAACATGTCTTCTTGGTAATAGGAATCTTCGACAAAAGTTTCGACCATATATCCAGCACAAGCTGGCGAATACTGCGAGTCCAAAGCACACTCATAATCAAACAAGTCATCCCAATAGTTAGGACATTGAGTAGAATACAATCCATCTAAATCACACTGTTGAGTTAAAAAAGCTGCTTGATAGCCAGTACATGCGGTATCGTTTAGAGGATTGCTACAATCCAATCCGTTTCCAGAGCCTACGCCATACAAACTACCACCGTTTTCGAGCAAAGTATTCGAAGCAGATGCGTTCCAAGTTGCATTTACACATGTTCCAGTCGCATTTGTTGTTCCTTTGCCACATTGATCGTAAAACAAATATGTGTAAAGTTCATCCGATGCACCTTGTTCGCCAATCAATACATCGTGATTGATGATGTTCAAGGCGCCATATCTAAACTCAAAACTGTCATCTGACTTCCAAAGTATGACTTCAAACGAATTGTCAGTATTGCCTCGATTATATTCTCGTAGGTTATACCAACCAAAAACAGATTTGTCGGTAAAATTTTTGGCGAGAACTTTTGAGCCATTGTCTCGTATTAAATCAGTCCAGAAAGGATATAGGGTATATGTAATCTCAGGCAAAGGATCAGGTGTGTAGTCATTACAATAACTTCCTGACGACCCAAAGTGTAAACAGCCATTGGTTGCCATTCGAGCAGATGTAAAATCTTCACCATAAAATGTAAATGTAAAATCTAAATTAAACGCAGACGATACTTGGTCATCGCCAACGCCCATATTGGTCGTGTTACTTTCGCTCGTTAAATCAATTAAAGATTGATTCGCCTCATAGATATAACCTGCATTGACTGTAGGTACAAATAATAATGCAAATAGACTAACTGCCCTTATCAAACTCACGCTTACAAGTCAGTCTTGATTTATTTTGTCCAGCCGAGTTTTCTGTTCTAACGCACTTGGCAACATAGCTGGCTTTCGCTTCTTTGTAATCTGGTCGATCTTTGGGGTTAGCAGCCCATGCTGATCTTGCTTCTTCGCCTATTTTTCCTTCATACGGGCAAGGAGTGCCTGCCATATACATGGCACTAAAAACTCTTACATCTTGGCACATAATGGCAACTGCTGCGACTTTCATGCCCATGTCGTATAGGTATTTACCTAATTTTAATCGTTCACAGTTTTCGTCTCTGACTGTTCTTCCAGCCGATAAACCAAATACTTGTCCTTGAAACGCGCCAGAACGACCTACAGTACAAAGATCTTGACTGTAACTCATGATGCTTGGTGCAATCGCAGAAGCAGGCGGTGCTTCAGTTTTAATGTTCTGATTAATAGTTTGCTCAGATTTTGACTCATTAATATTTCTATTGGTGTTATCAGATGTGCTTTTGTTTTCATTTACATTTTTATTGTTGGTCTGAACATTCGATGTAGAAGTCGATTCATTAACATTCTTATTAGTATTGTTCGATGTAGAAGTATTTAAATTCGTATTTGTATTCGTATTGTTCGATGTGCTGTTATTTGTGTTCGTACTGGTCGAAGTATTTACATTGTTGTTTGTGTTTGTGTTTGTACTCGTTGATGTATTTGTATTGGTGTTATTGTTTGTACTGGTCGCAGTCGATGTACTGGTATTTGTATTGCTGTTTGTGTTTGTTGCAGTCGAAGTTGAAGTATTGTTATTCGTGTTGCTGTTCGTGTTTGTAGCAGTAGATGTATTGGTATTGGTATTGGTGTTTGTATTGGTGTTGGTATTAGTATTTGTTCCAGTAGTGGTTGTAGTATTGGTATTGGTATTAGTGTTTGTATTGGTATTGGTATTGGTATTGGTGTTTGTATTGGTGTTTGTATTTGTATTGGTTGTAGTAGTAGCCGATGTCGTGGTCATCGAGTTTTGCTCACAATACTGAGAACCAGCAGTACAGTCACCAGTCTGATCTGCTTGTGCATCATTCACAAAGAAAAACATAAAAAACAATGGAATATACTTCTTCATATCTTATCTGGGTCAAAATTTCCTTTTGCTATTAGTGTTTGTCTGTTCTTGATGTGTTCTTCCTCTATTTCTTTCTTGCTTTGACCTTTGTATTCAACAGCTAAAAAACCATCAACCATCATCAAGTTAATATTACGATCACCAACATACATCTCGCCTAAAACTCTTCCGAATTTACCTTTTTTATCTTTGTGTGTTTTGATGACAACTTGACCTTTTGAGAGCTCATCAATCAAGTATTCTTTGCTCATCAAACCTCTTGCTTTTTCATCTTTGTCTCTGGTGCGAGACTCTGGGGTGTCGATGCCGTATAAACGAACACGGCTTTTGTAAGAAATGTCAAATCCTAAATCAATCGAGACATCGACTGTATCTCCATCTACTACTCGTAATATTTCACAGTTGTACTCGTACATCATAACCATCCAAAAGATCTAAATAGATCCCATAGCACATAACTGAGACAAATCCAAAATGCCTTTTTATAGAAGACATAATCATCGTATGCTTCCTTAGATATTTTTCCGTGTTCGTATAGTTCTTTCATTCATAGCTCAATCCCCCAACTTATTTTTCTTTTGCGTGCCACCAGTTCATCGCACACCAATCAATAACAGAATATAGTTTTTTCATCCAACCTGTTTTTTGTGGCGTTGGCGTAATACACGCAATAACGCTACAAGTTGTGACCACTATCATTATCACTGCCATTATATTTGCAAAAGTTTCCATAATTAACTCCCCTTATTATTAATATTTATGATCCAAAAATTATTGATCCCATGCCAACCACTAAAGTAATCAGTGTAGCAACAATAAAATGTTCGATTCTTTTTACACGATTAAGCATTTCAAGCCATCGTTCAGCACAAACCGCTTCGTGTTTTTCTATTCTTGTATGCACATTTGATATTCGATTGTTTAACTCGAACTCAACATCAGATATTTTAGTCATCTTTATCTTCGATGTCTTTTGTGATTGTCTCAAGGTTTTCCTCTACAGCATCTTTTGATTCATTTATTTCATCAACGATGCTCTGCCTAATTGTTGCTACTGCTTGAAGCTCGTTTCCATTCCAAGCTCCTCTTTTTGTGGCTAGATCAATGATCTGCAAAACATGCAAAAATAACTTCTCTTTATCCATACTATGTTAAAGTTTTGGTTACGCTGCTGGGTGATATTTGTTTAGAAATTTTTTGGTCTAAAGAAGACTTTAATCTAGCTACTTCGGTGCTACCCATTGCATTTTCAACCCAGCCTTCAACATCACTGGTTTTTAAGTCAGACCAATTAATAAAACTAGATAAATCCGATGTGTCTAATTCTTGTGTGCCATATACAGTTGCAATGATGTTATTGCTATCTGCATCTTGATTGCTATCGTCTTCGGCTGTAAGTCTCCATCTGACATTATTCACTACATTCGATTTGCTGCTTTTTGAGGGGTAAACATCGCACTGAGAAACATCCCATTTGTATGAAATAGCCATTCTAGTTTCCTCCTTCTAATGCTGCAATTTTTTGTTCAGCAGTTTCTAATCTCGTTATGAGTTGTTGGATAATTGAGATGTACATGCCATCCTTCTGCCGAAATTCGGATGTTTTTGAGATGCCTTTTACATCGCCATCTAGTTTGGTAATTGTATCCAAAAGTTTTGTATCTTTTCTGTCTGCATCTGTCTCGACTTCTTCAACAAATCTTGGATCGATTGCTTCTTGTTCTTGAGCAATGAATCCGATTTGCTGTGTTTTTCCGCCATGTTCTTCTGGGTTTATCCAATCGAAAGTTTTAGGAGAATACGCTTTGAATTTTTCAATGTCGTATGTGAAATCTTCAATGTTTTCTTTTAATCTTCCGTCTGATGGCGAATACGAACCTTGAATTGTAAAATTCCCAGAGCTGTCTAGCACGGCATTTTCTGTACCGCCTGTAATAAATGTCAGAGTATTGCCATCGTGATTGTAATAAATCTGACCAGCACCAGTACCAGCACCAGAACCATCATTAAAACTGATTCTACATTGTGCGGCTGTGCTACGAGTGTGTAGAGTAAATATTGCATCTCTAGCACTGGAGTTTTCTGTGCAATTAATAATAAATTTAGTTGTTCCGTTTCTTGTAAGGTTCATTACCTCACTGTCAATCGCTGCT